ACCAGGTTCAACATGATCGTTAGAGTAGAAAGATAAAGAACCATTAGATGATTGGTAAACCAAATCAGCCTGTTGTAACATTGTACGCTTGCTAGGGCGAATGGGGTATTTGAACTCCCCATCCTCTCCAGCATTAACGTAGAAGAGAATTTCAATGGATGAAGATACACCCACTGGTGCTTTAAGAGCATTTTGAACGACTACATAAAGATGTCCAATTTCGTTAGCAATATCAGGCTCAGGATACATGTTCTTGACATAATCCTTATGTTTATTGTAAGGCAATCGAATGCGAATAGTATTATCATTAGATCCAATTGAAAGAGAGACGCTAGGTAAGCCATAAATCTTATCAACACTCGTATTAGGAGTGCCATAAGGATCAAAAGCAAAGAGTAAAGTACCTCTATGAAAAGAAGACGCCACGACAACGATTTCAACCTCAATACTCCCTCTATACAGAGTGAATAAAGAAGCCACACCAGATATGTTAGTTGCATACCACGTGTCGACAACCAGTTTCGAACCAGCGTATATCATGGGACTAGTAGCTGATATAACCATTTGATCAATAATCGTACCATTAGCCTGACTAGTAGTCCAATCAACAGCATTAGCTAAAGATGGAATTCTGGCAAAGTGCATGAAATCAGTGAAATCAGATTGATTGAAACGAGAAGTCATTTTAGGAATGACTTCTAATTGGTTAATTTTAGTATTTATAACTGTGATACCGACATCGCCAGAAATAGCACTCTCAGGATGTAAGTCATCCCGAGGCACTCTATCATACATTCCAAATATTTTTCCAACAGATTTAAGTTTATCAGCATAAGGTATGCTGAAATTATCCAAGATGAGATGTGCAATAGGCTTGATGATACTAGCCTGTGGCACGAGAGCAGTAGTCTTAACTGAAAGATGAGTATCTATTGGTTGTAACCAAATAGAAAATGTCAAATTTGTAGGTGCAGATGTTCCTGCTTTCAAAGGAGACCAAACCATGAAATATATATTATTCGATGTCTGCAAATTTCTCTCAGCAGGAGAAATAGCGGAGAATATATTAGAGTAAGGTGCCATAAATGAAACCTCATTTTCCAAACCAACGTTAAGAAAAGCATGAGGATAATTCATTATAGTTGCATAATTTATATTAGTGAAATTATCATATTTAGTAGCAACGCCAGGAACAGCGAAAGCTACGACAATACCTTGATTGTAATTAG